TTATATTATCCTAACTTTCACGTCATTGATGATCACAAGACTAAAACATTTGTAAATTCTTTTGATCTTCCAAGTGTAAAGATCCCTGTCCGTGTTCTTCCGACATTTGAAACAGCGGATATCAAGTTGAAGCACTACGAAACCCCCCACAAAGTAGCAATCTTTAATATTGGTATGGGTGGTGGTAAGACAGGTTCAACAGTATCATACCTTAAAGATACCAAGAAATCATTTGTATGGTTATCAGTAAGACAAGCATTAGCAAAAAATACATACAAGCGTTTCGTAGATGATAAATTAGATGTATATAATTATTTAGATGATGGCAACAGCGAAAACAAAGAAAAGAATATCAACAAAGCAAGATCATTATTAATTTCATGTGAATCATTACATTATCTAAAAAATACTAATAAATTTGATGTGTTAGTCATTGATGAAATTGAAAGTTTATTAAATAACTGGGATTCAACCACCCATAAAAATTTAGAAGCAAACTTTCACAACTTCAAAGCATTATTTCAACAATGTAAAAAAATTATCTTATTAGATGCTTTTACAACCACAAGAACAATCAACTTCTTAAAATCATTAGGTATTGAAGATATTATCACATATACATCAGACTACAAAAAGCAAACAAGAACATTAGTAGAAAATGATGACTTTGACGCCATACTTAATAAAATGGTAAATGATATCAACAACAAAAGAAAAATCTTTGTTTTTTATCCTTTCCTAAATGATTCAGGTAGTCATATGGGTATCAAGTCATTAGAATGTGAAATCAGAAAAAGATCATCTATTCAACCTGAAATTATTACTTATATGTCAAAAGCATCAGACAAGGTCAAGAAGACTTTATACAATGTTAAAGATTCATGGAAGAAAGCAGATGTCATCTTGACTACATCATCAATTACTGTAGGTGTAAATTATGAAGGTGAAGATTTTGATAAAGTATATCTACTTACTTCAGGAATGTGTAATTTAGCACGTGATTTAATCCAGGTATCACTTCGTATCAGATGCCCTAAATCATCTGTTATTGAAATGTTTTTCTTTGATAAAGAAAGTAAGTATATTTATGAATACAATACTTTATACAAAGAAAAAAAGGATCAAATTTATAACACCTTAATTGATGGGATAGTTACAGAAAAATTAGCAGATTTCACAGCATCTTTCTTCAAACTTGCTGACTTATCAGGATTTATTAGAAAAGGTATTAAACCAACAAAAGAATTCAAAGTAAAGACTGAAATGGACTTAAAGACATCTAAAAAAGATGTAGTAAAGGTTATTATGGCCTATAATACCATTGAAAAAATTACTGATGATGAATGTAAAAATATTGAAGTAAATAAGATTTGGGTATCAGATGCCACCATGGAAGAAAAATTCATGGTTAGTAAGTATTACTTTGACAGAAGATTCAAGAAGATGACCAATGATGAACGCCGTTTTATCTGGGACAATAGATTAGATGATCAATTCAAGAACTTATACGATCCTTTAATTCAAATGATTGAAAAAGATAATCAATGTGGTATTATTAATATTGACTTAAAGAAAATTACTATATCCGATGACACAAAAAAATTCATCAAAGAAACATACCATGAATTCAAGCACAAAAATGAAAATACAATGATGTTAAAACTAATCAACCATAAGTTAATTGGTTTTAGTGGTTATAATTCTGATCGTAATACTGAAATAAATGACAATATCAAGACCTTATATGATATGGGTCTTAAATACAAAGTAGAAGAAAATTGGTTTATAGATGAATAAGGAATTTACGAAAATTAGTAAAATGCTTAATAGTATTTTCAGAAAATTCGTAATTTCCTGAATCCATTTTTTTCAATTAAAAAAATCTTTAGTTTTAATATAAAGATTTATTTCTATATATATTATATATACAGAAATGTCTGAAGTTGATGGTTATGAATCACCTACTGGATCTGAAATTGGATGGGAAAACTATGTGAATGCTACTGAAAATATCACAAATGGAAATATTAATATTGAAACAGTAAAACAATACTTACAAGTATTTGATATTAACCCCGTGGTAATTGATAGCATAGTTAATAAAAAATTATGGAATAAGACAGCTGACCGTAAAAAGTATGATAAAGAATATAATGATAAGTATTACCAAAAAAGAAAAGAAAAGAACGAAACTATAATATGTAATATCTGTAATGGTAGATACAATAAATATACCAAGGCGAAACATGATTTGACTAATAGACATATACAATTTAATAGTCAAAATAATAATCTAATTATATAATATGTCTGATATATACAAAGATTTTAAGATAGCTGACTTTTTTGAACAAGAAGTTTATTATCTATACCGTAATCGTTTATTACAACATGATAGATATAAAACTTTTTATATAACTAAAAATGTTAGACCAGAATATGATGTCATTTTAATGGACAAATTTAATAATCAGGTATATATAGAAGTAAAGGCACAGAAAAATATGGTATTAGAATTAAATGAATTTAAAAAAAATAGCAATGTTCAGACACCATCAGGAATAAATCGCAGTTTAGCAGATTATTATTATTTTTTTCATACTAAATTAGATCGTGATATATGCTATAATAATATTATGTCTAATACTGATATTAATTATGATTTGTATATTATACCTAAAGATGATTTTGAAGATATTATTTATGGTCAAATAGCATTAGATAATAAAAGAAAACAATTACAAGATGAAATAGATGAAGAAGAAGAAAAACAAAATCCTGATAAAGAAACTATAGAAAGATTAGAAAACGAAAAAAGATCTTTATTTTTAAGTAGTAAATTAGGTGATTACGAAAAATTAAATCGAAATTATCCAGATGCTAATGGTGTGTATAAAACTAATACAGGGTTTGGTTATAAATTAATAGATCGTAATTTTGAAGAATATAAAAAATTAACTAATCAAATAGCTATAAAAGAAACCGAAAAAAAAAAGTTAGGATTAAAAGATTTTAAATTAAGATGTAAAATTTTAGATACCGTTGATATGATTGATGATAAATTACCAGATCCTGAAAAATGGTATCCAGATAATTTTAACGTTGATACTAAAAGGGAAAATATTGATGTTCAAACTATTTCAATGCCTGTAGGATATGGTAAATATTATTCAGATTCAGATAGTAGTAGCAGTTCATCATCTGAAGAAGAAATGAAAAATTTCTTTAAAAAATTAACAAAAAATATTAAATCCCAAAAAAAATAATCTACTTTGATTATATATACATATAATCAAATGGAAACAGAATTTAACACCAACATAGAAAAACATACTGCTGAATGTATTGCTGACACATTGAAAAAGGTAACTATAGATGAATCAAAAAATACAGTTCAACCAGCACCACCTTTAAAACCTGATACACCAAAAATTGCCGTAAAACAATGGACATATAAATTCTTATTAACTGACACCTTAACTGATTCAGTTATTGGATTATATCCATCTAATAAAGCAGCTACAATGGTTGTAATAGAATTAGTAAAAAAAGATTTGATAAATTATATAAATGATTTTCAATTAAAGATCTTAAAAGGTGAAAGTATTGAAGAAAATAGAATATATTTAGCAAATATCAAACATTTAACCTATCAATACAATACTATTGAACAATCGCTAAACACATCCATCACAATTGATAACAAGACCACATCAAGGTATAAAATATTATGTTTAAAAGAAAATGAACCAGAAGTAGATGAATCTGATTTTATTATGCTTTAGATTTTTTTATATTTCTAATATATAATGGCAGAAATTTGGGAAAAGAAATATGTTGTCAGATTAATAGACCAAATTAAGGATAAAAAAATTCTTTTGAAATTATTCAAGATTATTTTTGACAATAAAATTGTTTATACACAAAATTCAAACGGTGTATTTATTAATCTAAATCAGTTATCTGATGAACATTTTAATTTAATTAAAAATTTTTTATATAATTTAAATTATATAAATGAATAAACGTATAAAAGAAATAGAAGCTACACCAATTTCTGATGCCTTAATCAAACAATACCTACCAGATGCTGATATTATTATGTATAATCAATTACCAAGATATAACAGTATTGAAGAAATATTGCCACACGATAAAAGCTATGCCGTATTAATGTATCAAGATAGTCCTAACAGCGGCCATTGGACTGGCTTATTACGTCAAAAAAATACTGTTGAATATTTTGATTCATATGGATCATATCCTGATGCTGATTTATCATGGGTATCAAAAGAAAAAAGACATTCTTTAGGTATTGATGGTAAATATTTATCAAATTTATTAAATAAAACAAAGTTAAAAGTTATATATAATACTGAACCATATCAAGCTGATGGCGATCAATATGCCACTTGTGGAAGACACGTAATTTTTAGATTAATGAACATAGATAAGGGACTTTTAAAATATCATAAATATATCAGAAGTCAGATGAAGAAAAATAAATGTGATTATGATTGTATTGTATCAAAGGTGATACCTGAAGTTGAATAAATTTTTATATTATATAATATATAATATAAATGCCTTTTATTGTCGGTTGTAAAAAAACGTTTCAAAACTTTATAAAAAATATGCCTAAAAAGTTAAGGTCTGATTATCACCATGTTCTAGTTAAGGAATGGGATGATTTTATAGCGAAAATTCCAATCCGTGTATGTATGTCAATAGAAAAAGATGAAGGTATAAAACCTGAAGAAAACAAAACAAAAGAATCGTGTCGTAAGTGTGATTAGATTACATCATATTTAGGCTTACCTGATTTCTTTGCTTTCTTCTTACCTGCTGCTTCTTTGGGTGATTTTTCTTTAAGTGATGATTTCTTTGGTCTTCCACGTCTTTTTGGTGGGTCTTCACCTTTTCTACATGCTACAGATGCCGCTGACATATCCATGGGACATATTTTTTTAGGTCTGCCACGTGCTTTAGGTTCTTTTGGACATTCCATACGACCACTATCATAACTAAATCTACATGGTTTGCCGTTTGCTTCAGTTCTATTATTTACACGACTACGGGGATTCTTTAACATTTGGCCAGTCTTTGATGCTGGTGGAACATGATAAGGAAAGCCAGGCCATTGATCAACAATTTCACGTGTCTTTTCAATACTAAAACCAGCTTGACCACCATGTGCTTTACCGTGTGCTTTACCATGTGCTTTACCTGAACAGCTAATTAAAAATCCCCTTGTATTATAATGACAGTTCTTTTTTCTTGGATTTTTTGCTTCAGCTTCTGCCATTAATTTACCAAAATTGGTATCTGTTTTTATACCACCGTGTGCCTTTCTACCACCTAATTGTTTTTTTCTATTTTTTAGAACTTTTAATTGTGAATCAATATCTTTAGCTAATTTTTTTAATTCATTTTTTTCACTAGGTCTATAATCACCTTTTTTAGCATATTGTTCCTTACTATATTCTTTCGATAAAGTATCGAAAGCATCTTCTAGTATTTCTATTAAATCATTAACGACACTTAAATTATCTAAATCCGATTCTGTAAATTGATTTTTATTGATTAAACTTACAACTTGATTTATAAAAGAACTGTGTATTTTTTCATCATCCCCTTCAAAAGCACTTAATTGTGCCTTTTGACGTTTCTTTTCAGCATCAGTCATAGAAGCATTACCATTAAAAGGTTGATTTGGCACGAATCCACGTTGAACTTCTTTTAATAAATTAAATAATTCTAAAATATCACTTTCAGTTGGATATCTTGTTGGTTTTAACATAAGCATATTAGGAACTTTTCCACCTTCACCAGCACCAAGTAATAGTTTCCAGATAAAATCAGTATTCATACCACCATGTGCTTTACCACGTCCTACCCTTTTATTCATTAAAAAATTCATGGCAAAGTTCTTTAAAAAATTACCAGCATTACCACCGTGTGCTTTACCCTGACCTTCTGGTCTTTGTTGTGCTTCAAACCGTCTTAATCTTTCAGCAGCATCTTGTTGTGGTGTTAGTATTGGTCTTGGTGCTAAAAAGGGATTATCATTATGTTGATCTTCATATGCTGGCAATCTACGTGTAGATACTTCTGTTAAACCTGGTGCTGCTTGTCTTCTATCTTCACGTTGGGCAACTAAACCAGGTGCTTCACGTGCTGATACTGCTGGGGCAGCTGCTACAGGAACAGCTGGGGCATTACCACTGACCATAGCTAAAGCATATTCTAAAAGTTGCTGTAATGGTGTTGCTGATTCCCTTAATTCGTTTTGAAAGCTTGTTACATCAACTTTACTATTTTTCTTTTGTGCTAAAGTTACATAAGATGATAAAGAAGAAGTAAAAGCATTATAAGCACCAATTAAATCATTAAATGGATTTTGTCTATTTTCACCTAATCTTCTTCTACTTTCACCTATTTGATTAATATAACTTCTAAAAAGTTCCATTAATTTATATTCTACTAATATATCACCTGTTTCATTTTTATTTAAATCAAATAATTCATTATATAAATTTACTTGGTCAAATTCACGTCTAATAATTTGTCTTCTGATATCGTTATATTCATCATCTACTAATTCCTTGGCTTGTTTTGCTTGGATAGATTCAGCTGTTGGTTTATTATACTTTTCTAAAGCCTTATTAGATTGTCTTGGCATATTATATAATTAACAAATATATTAATTATATAAATTTTTTAATTAAATGTTTATTTTAATTTACCATATACTAAAGTTATATTTTTATTTATCTTTTTTGATCTAAAACTTTTAGGTTCAAATTTTGTTTTAGGTATGTTTCTGAACCTATAACTTAATTTAGTTTCACGCATAAATAGCCCTTTAGATGTCTTAAATTTAGCTGCTTCAACTACAGCATCATTTTTATCATATCCTTTTTTCTTAATGATAATAGCATGTAAATCACCATCACCATGTGGAAACATACCACCAATATTTTGCCATGATCCTTTATTAAATCCAAATTTTTTTCTATCTTCTGGGTTCATATTTTTAATTATTTTTGTAATAATTTCAGGTGAATATTCATAACCAAAATAATTAGCACCATCTTCTGCCATTTCTTGGACTTTATCTTCATTAGGAAATATATCTTTATCAAATTGTCTAGTGTATATATACATATCAGGATTAATATCATAATTATTATTTATATAAGTTCTAATCCAAAAATGAATGATATCATCATCATTCCAATTTCTTTTTTTATATGGTATTTCATTATTTAATGTAAGTGTATCATTAACTAATTTAATAATTAAATTAATGTCTTCATTATTATCTATTTTTATATCATAATTCATAGCGTATTTTTTTAATAAATCTTTGACTACTTCACCATTTAATTCATTTTTATTCATACCACCTATTTTTAATTCTTTTTCTAATTCTTTTTTCTGTTCCTGACCTTCTTTACCTGCTTTATCTAATAATTTAATTAATTTTTTATGTTCTTTTACATATGCTTTTTTATCCATACACACCTTCTTACCACCTTCTTGACCACTTTGAAAGCTACTTAATTGATGGGATTTACCCATTACACCTACACTTGGTATAAATCTATCTAATAAACTACTATCATCTTCTACCACAGAACCAGGTAAATATCTACCTAATTTACCTAATGGGTCGCCACTGGTGTATTTACGCTGTATTTTTGATTTATTTAAAAAATCCATAGGTTGAAATGCTGGGTTAAAAGTAATACCACCTTGTATGATAGGAAAGTCTATTTGAAGTTGATTGGCTATAGCACCACCCAAGCTATGCCCCACGATATAGACATCATTACCTTGTGAAAATTTTGCTAAATTATCAGCTACAAATTTTTTATCTTCTTTATATCTACTTGTAGTTGTTAATCTACCAAATGGCAACATGGTGTTAGTTTGTAACCAATCCCTTTTATCACTACTACCACGAACTGCTATGACTACAGTATTATCTGTAATTCTTTTATAAAATATAACTGTTGGTGATTTAGCTAATATTTGATAACCTGGAACTTCAAAATTAGTCTTATATGTCCCTTTTTCTAATTTATTAAGGTCTTTTTCAGGTGGCATAGCACCACTACCACGTGGTCTAATTTTTACATTATTTATTTTACTTTTTATTAATCTAACTAATTCACCTTCTGCTTCTTCTGCTATTTTTTTGTTTATTTTTTCAATATCTGGTTCTTCCATAATATATATTATATATATATATTAAATATTTTTTATATATTCCTTTTGTGTTTCAACAGTATGACCCATTTTTTCAGCATCATTTTTCATGTCTTTAACGACTGACCCATATTTATCTGATAAGAATATATGACGCAAAGCACTTGATGATATCTTTTTACCAAATATTTTATTGAATATTTTTGTCATACTATTTACTTGTGATAATGGATTGCCATCAAATGAAACTAAAAATGGTGTATCTGTGGTCTTCTTAACTTTACCTTTAATTTTAGGGTGAAATTTTAAATATAAATCAATACATTTTTTTAATTCTTCATTTATATCTTGAATTTGTTGGCCATGTTTTTTAGATGTCTTATACACGTTAAAAATAAATTTATTATCAGAATATGATAGGTAATTTTTATCTTTAGGTAATTTATCGGTATTTTTATAAACAACGTTCATATATTGATAGTCTTTATTTCTACGTGGTTGTTGGTGAAAGTATAATCCTAAAATCATATACCCTAATAAGGTGTCATATTGAACTTTATTAATTACTACAGATGGCTTATACCATCCTTCAATATCTTTTTTTAATTCTTCAAATCTTTTTTTAACATCATCCCATGATATCCAATTTGCTTTTTGTTCTTCAGTTGGTTCATCTGTTTCGTTTTCACGAATTTCATTATTTTTTTGTAGCATTAGGTCATAGTATGTCTTACGAAGCTTTACAATTTTTTTGTCATCAGGACAGCAACCTAAAACTGATACTATTGAAATTAATATTGATCGTTTTGTATTATCTTTATATCCTTTTAAGATGTTCTGAATACCTTCGACTTTTTGAAGAAATTTAAAATCCTTTAATTCACCACCATTTAATTTTTCAAGATTTCTTAAATATAATTTTATGCTTGATTCACTTAAGTTTTTTTCTTTTAACTTGTTGATTAAATTCGCCTTAAAATCCATGTATATATAATCTAAATATTTTTTTTTAATATTTTGATTATTATATTTTACTATAATATATAATGGACGAAAATAATATACTTTCAGTCATTGCGATTATTGTATCAGTTGGTAGTGCTGTGTTAGGTGTGATTAATCACCGTAGAATACGTAGCAATTGTTGTGGAAAGAATTTAGTGGCAAGTTTAGATGTAGAAAATACCACACCACCTAATAATGAATTAAAAATAAATATACCTAATCAATCATCAGCTAAACTATAAATATTCTTTTCACCCATGATAAACTGGGGATAATTTTTAAAAACTGTAATCCATCTGCTACCTAATTTTTTAGCTTTCTTTATATCCTTGGTATCCATACCTATATATCCTTCTAATAAATTATTTAGCTGTCTTTTACTACCTGATGAAGGGAAATAGGTTATACTATGACATTCATTTAACATTCTTCTTGTTTCTTTTCCATTCGTAGGTAAGTGATTGGTAATGATACAGCTTGTTTTGGTGTGGCGTCCTACTTCTAATATTTGATTTAATAGACCATATAAAGCTTCTTTAAGTGGTTTCTGTGTAATACAATCTATATCGTCAAAAATTACTAAAGATTCTTTTAGATCGGATGGCATAATAGGGTCTGAAATTAATTGGTCATCTATTTTGACACGTTTTACTTTTAATTCATCTAATTTTTTATCTTCACCTACAGGGCTGAATAGATAAACAGGTCTATCTTTATATGCCTTTTTATAATTTCTAACGTATCTACTGGTATAATATGATTTACCACTGCCAGAAGCCCCAGTAATATATAAAATGTCCCTTTCTTGTGTGGTATTTGGTATCTGTTCAAATTTTCCATCTTTCAGATCTATCTTATTGAATCCGTTTTCAACATCAGTATCATCCAACGATATTATGGTATCCTTTTTAGTTCCGCTGTCAATTTTAGCGAATGGTCTGCCTATTTTAGAAACATTAAACATGTGTATATTGTAAAAAGATAAAAAAAATAATCTAAATAAATTTTTTTGCTAATGTATCATAATAATATTTTTTGGCTTCTTTATTTACTTTCTTTTCTAATCGTGGTATCAGTTTATAAACTACTGAAACTTTTGGTGTGATTTCATTATTAATCAAATTTACCCTTATTCTTTTTCTAATTAATGGGTCATCATAATTTTCTAATAACAATTTTATAGCTTTTAGATTTTTTAACAGCTTATATTCATTACCAGTATAATTATTTAAAAATTCACTGATCATAAGACCTTTAGGCTTATCATTTAAAAATTTAGCTAAACTAAAAGCCCATTTTACAGCTTTATAATAATTACCTTCATTTAGCTGTTCTTTGATATCATCAATGATAGATTTTTCCACGTCATGCTTATTAGGACTTAACCAGTAATTTATTGACATTTCTTTAAATGTATCAACTAAAAATATAACAAGGTCTATTTTAAGGTATTCAATTTTATTAAAATTTTCTTTAGGTATTTCTATGCTGTCAAGCTGATCAGCAAAAAATTTCTGTTTCTTACCATCTTTATATTGTGTTTTAAATTCTATAAAATATGTATTATCATTATCGTCTATATTTTTTAAAATCTTTTTCATTTCCCTAACCACAAAATCATATTCAATACGACCTTCAATATATACATCTATATCAATATCACCAGCATTACGTTGTGATTCTAAAGAATAGCTACCAATTACGGTAGGTCTAATATTAGCAAATTGTATTGCTTTGAATATTGGTTGTTCTTTGGCACTGGGTAAATTCTTAACTTGAAAGATATCCATTATTATATAATTAAAATATATTTAAATTATATATTATATGTCTAATTTTGATTTTAGTAAAAAAGGTGCTAAAGTTTTGGTATTATCATGTATTGATCCACGATTCATAGATAAACTAACCAATTATTTAAACAACTATAAAGGTGTTCAGAACGATTATGATTTATTTAATTTAGCTGGTGCTGAATTAGGTGTCCTTGCTAAAAAACCATGGCGTGAAACATTCCTTGAACATATTGATATAGCATTAAAGCTACATAAGATTAAAAAGATTTTTGTTTTTAGTCATATTGACTGTGGTATGTATAAGGTCACCTATGATATGAAAGAAGATGATAATCATTTATTACACAAGGTTAATTTAGATAAAGTAATCGAAAATTTAAAAGCATTACACCCAAAATTAAAATATAAAAGATTCTTGATGACCGAAAATGGTATCATTAATTTAGATGGAAAAGTTCCTAAAAAATTAAAAGCTGACTATGATAAAATGATGGGGGATAAAAATTAGTTGTTTTAGGTGTTTTAGGAAAAATAGGATTTTACGAATTTTACAAAAATATTAAATAGTATTTTTGTAAATTTCGTAAATTCCTAAAACATCTATTATACCAATCATTTACTATTTCTTTTCTTTATCATCGTCTTCTTCGTGCCATAAAATTCTTATACTTAATTCATTAGCACTATTACGGCCTAACTTTCTTTTTTTAGTAATAGCACCGTGTGATTTTCTAAATCTATCACGCATGATCTTGGCATAACCTTTCTTTACTTCATTTTTCTTTTCAAGGTGGCGATATATATAATAGTCTTTATATCCTACCCTTCCGAATCGTTTTGTTCCTTGTTCTGTCATCAGACGTAGCTTATGGACATCATCATTAGCATAATCTAATTGTTTATCATCATAACCAGATGCTTTAGCCCATTTCTTCATTTGTTTAAGGTAATTAGGCGGATTAATACCATATCTTTTTAATTCTTCGTAAAATTTAGTGCCTTTTACACCATGACCATATCTATTAGTTTTTTTTTGTTTTACTGGTATATCTGCCATCGTTTTATTTTCCTTTTTTAGTTTTTTAGCTAATTTTAAAATTGCTTTTTTAGCTTGTAATTGTTTTGATGGTTTAGTCATTTTATATAAAGTATCAACTAAATCATCTGTTTTTGGTGTTAAATCTGGATATTGATTATTAAATTCATTAAGCACATCTAAAAAGACCTTTCTGGTTGGTATAGGTAATAATGTTTGATTTTTTTCTTTTAATACTTTATTTGTTTGTTTTAATGATATTAACATTTTATTATAAAGTATTTTTTCTTCTTCACTAAAATTTTCACTATCAATATTTTCATTTGGTAATTCATCATAAACTTGTTTGATTACTTCCCTTAACATTAATTCAGGATTTTTATTAGTGTAATAATCACCACCAATTTCAATATCTTTAGATTCTGAATATAGCACATTCGTTTTAGGGTCTTGACTTTTTAATTTATTTATTTCAACATCACGCTTATATAGGTATTCTTCTTCAGATTTATCTAATAAAAAATATTTATGACCACCTAAACCTAATTTACTAAATAACTTATCTTTTATTTCTGAACATCCACGGACATCTTCTAATTCATCTAATAACACATTTAGTGCCTTTTCAAAGGTATCTTTTTCAAAATTTCTATCTAAAAATTTATAAATATCATCTTTAGTAATTTCATTATTTTCATAATTATTACCATAAGCACCTTGTTGCCAGTAAAACATAACAGTAGAATAGTATCCTAAAGATGTTAAGTCCATACTTTTTAATTCTGGTAAATAGCATAAATCACCTTCACCATCATTTTGTGCTATTTGACGTAAAGCATTAAACGATATAAAACCATATCTTGAACTACATTTAGTATGTATATAAACTATTTTATCACCATAAAACCATTCTGAATTATCCATACCACTAAATACTATGTTATTACCATCTTTATAAAAATTTAAAGCTACAAGTCCTTCAGTAGCTATACCAAAATTACGACTACCTAGTTTCTTACCACTACACATATTTTCACACCAATATATACCACTATCCATTTGATTAGCTTTTTCTGATAACATTTTACATTCTTTAATGACCTGGTTTTTATAAAATCTATTAATTAACCAATTATCAGGATCATATAAAATAGTTTCAATATTTCTAATATCAATAATATTGTATAAATTATCTTCCCAATCATCTACTTGTTGTTTATTATATTCACCACCAAAATTTTTTGTTTCGTTATAATCTATCCATAAACTGGTGATAGTTTCTGTTCCTTTTTTATATATACCTGTAGCAGGGTCTTTTTCATTTGTTTTACCTTCAAATTTATTAAGTAAAAAATGTTTTAAATACATTAGACTATGATTAACTGTATTGATATTAGGGGATTTTTTACCTTCACCTGATATCATGTAAAAATTAGGTGATAGATTTTCTATTTCTTCATATAAATCTTTACCATCTAAAATTGCTGTTATTGTGTCATCATCAGTATATTCGTATGGATTTATAATTAACTTTAATAATTCTGAATCACTGGTATAATTAGTATCTTCTTTTAATCTTTCATATTCTTCTATAAAATCATCTAAAGTTTCATATGTAATTATGTGTCTATTTTCTTTTTCTGCTTGTTTATATTCATCATATAATTTTGTCATTCTATCCATTTTTTCTTTTTCACTATTATATTCTTTGGTTTCTTCTTCAGCTGCTTCCATACCACGCTGGTTTTTAAACATTTTTTTTCTTTCTTTATTTTTTTCATCATCATTATCGTTATTAAAATCATCATAGTTTTGCTGTGCTATTTCGCTTGATATATCATAATAAATAATACGTAATCTGCCTTCGCGTTCAACGCTGTTAAATTCTGCTTCAAATTTGCCCATAAATATACCCATCGGATAAAGTTCATCTTTATTAACACCTAATTTAATAGCAATATCTTCAAAATCAGAATATCTATCAAGCCACCAATCTTGGCTTTTTTCCCCTAATCTTGCCCCACCTTTCTTTTTTTCGCTTGATACTATAGCACGAATTTGTCTTTTAGCTGTCTTCAATGGTATCCCCTTTTTTGAAAAGCATACCTTACTGTCATCTGCTTTACAAACTTTAAATTTTTTATCTTTTTGTTTAATTATTTCATAAGGCATATTATATTATTAATTTAGATAAAATAAAAATAAAAATATAAATTAATATATATATAATCAATGGCCAATCAAACAATAGCAGGCAAAACTAATTATAATACTGATCCCAATCATATTTATTACAATTTACAAGCATATAACAATGACACGGTAGGATCATCCCAACCTGTTCCTGTAAGATTTACAGAAACCAGAACAAGCACCATATTAGCCAATCCATCTGAATATTTCTTAAGTATCATAAGATTTCATTTAGATACACCTAATTTACCTTTATTCTTACCTACACCTGAAACATCATTAACCTATAATCCTACCCAAGATATTAATCAACTTGTGTATCAGATAGCAATATATCAGAAAAATTCAACTGTAGCCCCATGGATAATTCCCATTAAATTTACATCACAATTAGATCAAACTGTCCCACCCCCAGCTAAATTAGATTTAAATGCTTTAAGTAATCCCTATTACTTCGTATATCAATTTCAGGATTTTATTGATATGATTAACGCAACACTACAAGCATGGTATATTAATGCTGTGCTTGATCCAACAACTTACCCTAATGTTCAATTATATCAATGCCCATTCTTTTCAATGGAATCAGGCAATCTTTTCAGCATCTATTTTCCAGCGACTACACAACCAAATACCTATGCTACTGCTGGTTATAAATCTGCTGCTGGTGCTGGTGATAGGATATGGGATAGTAATCCTTCATTACCAGGTAATACATTTATGATGGCATTTAACGCACCATTACATACCTTATTTAGTTCATTAAGATATCAATATATAGATTCTTTAAAAAATTTACCTGATATAACAACAACAGCCAGAAACGCAATTACATCAGAAAAATCATTACATGGATGGTATCTATTATCAAACAGACCAGCAATGAATTTGACAGTTTCAGCACTACCTGTTTATTTAGAAGAAACCAATCAACTTGGTGTAAATCAGACCTTAATAGTCCCAGCTACCAGTGTCCCATTTTATGGTAATTTTTATTCTGTAGCATCACAGATTGCTTCATTTGAAGTCTTTAGATCGCCATATTCATCAGCACCATTATGGAATCCTTGTAAGCAATTATTATTTACCACATCATTAATGCCTGTAAATAACGAATTAGTTGGTCTTCCAGTGGTTCAAAACAGTGATCCCCGTTTAAATACCGATATTCAAAATAATAACTTTAGTCCAATCATTACTGATTTAGAAGTGCCACTTGTTTCAGGTGATGAAACTAAATGTAATGTGTCTTATAGTCCATCAGGTGAATATCGTTTAATTGACCTTCAAAGCAATCAACCTATTAATAGTATAGAAATAAGTGTTTATTGGAAGGATCAATATGGCACATTACACCCATTTACTTTAGAACCTGGTTGTTTTTCAAGTCTTAAATTATTGTTCCGTAAGAAGGTCTTCAATTTAATTTACTTACCTGAATATACAAAGCCAGTTAATTAAAAATTATTTAGTTAAGAAATAATATATATTCATATAATATATATTATGTCACACGACTTCAAGAAGATTTTAGTAAAAGACCCAAGACTGATGGTTACTGACCAATTAGCCTATGCTGTTCGAAAAGGTGGGCAATCTATCGTATCACAAAGACAGTCTGCCATAGCACAATCAACTTCAAGTGTAAATTTCAACGTCCAGATACCATCAGAACAAACTGTGGTAGATAGGCGTGTATGGATAAAATCAACTGTAGCCATTCAATTCCAAACTAATGCTGGCTATCCCCTTGTTTATGGTCAGAATATAAGTTTAGCAGCATTCCCTTACCACCAATGTGCTTCTACCGTTCAAACCACATTGAACAACAACGTAACTTCAATTAATATTCGTGATGTATTACCCTTTTTAATCAGATCTAATGACAGCCGTGAATTATCAAAAGCTTGTTCTTCTACACCTTGTAAAGCTGATTCATTCGCCAAGCCTTCAAGTGCTGCTGGAATGTTTGGACAATCAAGAAGATTTACTGATAACGCAGGTCAATTATCTTTTATGACACCCCAACCTAATAATAATTTAGGTGGATGGGAACAAAATATTGATGGTGATATTACAGGCAATGCTGCTTATGCTGGTTATGGTTCAGCTGTTGCTGTAGGTGGTGCTGTTAATACAGCAAATGATGCCCCTGTTCAATTATTTGGTAGCACATCAAGCTATGCTTCAGCTGTAGCACAAGATCCTACTAACCCAACATCATATTCCTACTGGGTATTAGTATTTACAACCATTGAACCTGTATTATGCCAACCTTTCTTATGGTCTGACCCTGTAAGCAATACCCAAGGCATTTATGGTCTTCAAACAGTTCAACTTCAATATAACATGACCAATGCCAATCGTGCTTTTAGAATAGTAGAAGAAAGACCAAGTGGTGTTATTTCTTTAGTTGGTGATGCTTTAATATCTTCTATAAATAACACTGAATTAATCTTCAAATACATCACCCCTAAACCTTCTGACCTTTTACCTGCCAGAAACGTAATTCCTTTATTAACCTATGACAGATATTTTTCTAATGCTACTTTATCAGCAGATTTAGGTGCTAACTTTGCCAACACAGCTACATTAACATCTAATACCTACAACTTAACCCAAGTCCCTGATAAAATTTGTATTTTCGTCCGTCAAAAGATGTCTTCAGTAAAACCTACCCAAAATGACTATGTCCCCACCATTACTAACATTTCTTTAAATTTTAACAATAATGCTGGTCTATTATCATCAGCCACTTTACAAGACCTGTATTATTACAGTGTAAAAGCAGGCAGTAACCAAAGTTTCAATGAATTCTGTGGTCAAGCAAATTCTTTAGATCCTTTAGGTGGGGCAGGGGCAAATGTTCAAAATAATTCCCAAATTATGGCAACTGTAGGATCATACCTAATGCTTGGATTTTCTGATGTCATTCAGCTTACTGAAGACATGTATGCCCCTGGAAGTTTGGGTAATTTCCAGCTTCAATTCACCTTAACTTTATCTTCTAAACTTGCTTTAGCTTCAAATAATCTTGAATTAGTTGTTGTAGTAGTCAATTCAGGTATCATGGTAACTGATCGTGGCCAAACTTCCACCTATACTGGTATCTTAACAAAGCAAGACGTATTAGACGCCAGCCAACAAGAACCTTTAAATGAAATGGATGTAAGACGTATCGTAGGTTCTGGACATCTTGATTCTGGCCGTGCTTTACCTATGTCTGTATGTAATGCTTTATTAAAGAAAGTTGGACATTTAGCAGATAAAGGTATGGATAAGGGAAAAGAACTAGTCGCTTCCATGTCTAAAAGATTAATGTAATAAAAATTTATTTAGTTAAGAAATAATATATATTTATATAATATATATTATGTCAAACGACTTTAAGAAAGTTTCAGTTATTGATGATCGTCTTAATACAACCGACAGTTTAAACTATGCTGTATTCCGTGGCGGGCAAAATGTAAATAACGTAAGAATGCCTGCTATATCAGCCACTAATTCAGCTTTAAACTTTGTTATACCTTTCCCATCTGAATCAACAGTATTAGATCGTGAAGTATATTTAAACACCACAACTGATTACTATTTACAATTTGCTTCAGCAATAGCAGGTGTCGCCCAATATTCTACTACTGGGGCAGCTAGTTCAACTATTTCAGGATATCAATCCCCATTAATTTATGGTTATAACGTATCTGTTGGGTCATTTCCCACACAAAGATCTTTAGAAACCATACAAGTCCAAATCAATAACAATATTCTAACCATAAATACATCTGATGTATTACCTGCTTTATTAAGGTGTTCTGACACATTAGACTGGGAAAAAGAATTAATGTGTGCTTCATCTGTAGATAGATTAGCATGTCCCCAATCTGAATGTAGCAATGGCACTTGTAGCAATATGGCATCTTATGATATGGTTCAAGGTAATAAATATCTTGGTAATGGTTCTTTTAATGCTGAATTATATGCTATTGTTGATGGTGCTTCACCTACATGGTATTCATCTGGAACTATACCTAATTATTTAGGTGGTGCTACTAACACCTATACTACAGCTGGAACAAGAAATTTTATCCTTCGTGTAAAATCAGTAGAACCATTAGTAGCACCACCTTTCATTTGGAATAGAACAGTTTCTAATAGAATGGGTATTTATGGTATCCAAAATATTTCCATAGTTGGAAATTACGGCAATTTTGGTAAATCTGTTAAAGTATCATATGTTCAAGGATGTGCCACATCACAATCGGGCAATGCTTTAGGTGCTGCTACAGTGACTGCTGGCGTTGGGGCAGCACCTAATTTTAACAGTTTAACATTTCCCACCCAATCATTATCATCAACAGTATTCCCTGTATTATCCCCAGTATCCCAAAATGTATTAAGTGCTGAATTACAATTAAAATATATTACACCACACGGAACAGATGTAAAACCTTTACGCAACGTGATACCCCTACTTGAATTTCCAAGATTCATCACCAGTGGTCTTTCAGCATTAGCATTAGCAACATCAACTGAATCACCATCTAACCCCCAACAATGGGTAAATGGTGCTGGTGTTCAAGGTTTATTAACACCTGTAGTGACTACATTATCATCCCAAACATACACCTTTAACCAAGTCCCTGATAAACTTATTATCTATGTAAGACCTGATGCCACATACAGAAATTCACCTTACTGGAATGATTTCGTATTACCAATTAAAAACATCACCATACAGTGGAATAATCATGCTGGAATCCTTTCAAACGCCACGCAAGAACAACTGTTTCATTTTTCAAAAGAAGCAGGCAGTAATCAAGATTGGATCAGCTTTAAAGGTTATGGAAATTTTATGAATGACAGATTAGATGGTCAAGTATCTGGAAATTTTTTAACCCCAGCTATCTTAACAGGTGCTACTTCACCATTTGCTGCTTCATTAATAAATGGTCAAGCATTACCCCAAGCTACCCAAGTCCAAACTATAGGATCATATTTAATGTTAGATATGGGCAAACACCTTGAATTAGTTGAACCATATTATGCCCCTGGATCTTTGGGTTCTTTTCAATTACAATTCAACGTCCAAGTAGAAAATTATACATGGCAAACACCACCTGGCTTCACCGCATCACCTGCTTTAACACCTGAAATTGTAGTAATACCTGTAAATTCAGGTATCATGGTAACTGAACGTGGCCAATCATCGTCATATACTGGAATTTTAACTAAATCCGATGTGCTTGATGCTGCCTTACAAGAACCATATAGTCAAATGATGGTAAAAAGAATTATAGGTCATGGTCATGGTGATAGTTCTAAAGCTTTACCCAAACACATTATGCCAATGGGAAGGGCTAAATCATCAGTGGGTATGGCTGAACCTTCACGAATGGAAGGAAGACTTAAGAAATAATTATTTACTTTAGAAATAATATATATATATATTATATATATTATGTCAAACGACTTTAAGAAAGTAAGTGTAATAGATGATCGTTTAAACACAACTGATAGCTTAAACTATGCTGTGTTCCGTGGCGGTCAGAATGTTACCAATGTAAGAATGCCTGCTATATCAACAACAGCTAATAGTTTAAATTTTCAAATTCCTTTTCCATCTGAATCTACAGTATTAGACCGTGAAGTTTATTTACAAACACAGACTATTTACTATTTAACCTTTGATAATCCTTTACCTGGTATTGCTATAAGTAATGCTTATTATACACAGACTGGTAACACCACAGCAGCATATCAAACAGTAAATCAATATAATTGTCCTTTAATTTATGGCCATAATATTTCTGTATCAGCATTTCCTACACAAAGAACTATGGCCACCATACAAGTTCAAATAAATAATAATGTTAATACCATAAATTCATCTGATGTATTACCTGCTTTATTAAGATGTTCAGATGCTATTGATTGGGAAAAATGTAATATGACCGCATCAGGTGTTGATAGATTAGCATCTTGTAATGATGAATTTGACAGCGTATTTAATAACAATATGTCATCTTATGATTTAGTTCAAGGTAATAAATTTATTGGTAATGGTTCTTTCACTGGAAAAATTGTTCCTTTATCATCTATTCCTTCATCTAATGCTGGTGATTATAGTAATAATCTTTTTAATGGTGGGGTATATAATGCTGCTGGAACACAATATTTTGCTTTAGTTTATACCAGCACCGAACCAGTAATAGCACCACCTTTCATCTGGAATAAGACTTTATCTAACCGTCAAGGCATTTATGGTATCCAAAATATGTCGATTGTATGTAATTATGGTGATGTTTCTAAAGCAATTAAATATGCCCCATATTCACAATATGCTAATACACAAATTACACAAAGTGCTGGGACTGCCCCATTTTCATATACATTAGCATATGGCCCAATTCAGTCCGCAGGTGGTGGAACAAGTTGGAACGCTATCACTAATATGGGCATATATAATAATCCAATACCACAAAATAATTTTTATAATGCTGATGGAACAGCTTATATAAATCCTGATGGAACAGGACAAAATGGTCTTGGCAGTATTTTATCAGTAACACAATTTATAAGTAATGCTGAATTACAAATGAAATATATTACACCCCACGGTAATGATGTAAAACCTTTACGCAACGTGATACCGCTACTTGAATTTCCAAGATATATTTCATCATTTAACTTCAATCAAATCCCAGCAGCTACATATGGTAATGATCAACTTTATTTAACACCATCAGTCGCATCACTTTCATCCCAAACTTATACTTTTAATCAAGTGCCTGATAAATTGATTATATTTGTAAGACAACAAAATCAATCAGGTTTAAATAGAAATTCAAACGGTAATGTATATACAGCAAACGCTTTAGATTGTAATTGGAATGATGTAGCCCTTGCTATTAAAGGTATTACTATCCAATGGAATAATCATTCAGGACTGCTTGCTAACGCTAGCAGGGAACAACTGTTTCATTTTTCCCAAGAATCAGGCAGTAATCAAGATTGGTTAAGTTTTAGTGGTATAGCTAACACCGTTCTTGCCCGTTCAGGTGCTTATTTATCCCAATTTTTCCCAACAATACCATATACAGCCGCCCCCCCAGGTGGAACTACATCACAAATATTTCCAGTATTTAGTGGCGTCCCAGTTCCTGGAACAGGTTTATCATTTCCACAAAATGCTTTCGGATCACAAAATGCTACAATCGGATCATATTTAATGCTTGATATGGGCAAACACCTTGAATTAGCTGAACCTTGGAATGCCCCTGGATCTTTAGGTTCTTATCAATTACAATTTAATATCCAAGTAGAAAATTACTTAAATACACCTGTAGATCCTGAAATTGTAATAATTCCTGTAAATTCAGGTATCATGGTAACAGAAAAAGGCCAGACATCATCATACACTGGAATTTTAACTAAATCCGATGTTCTTGATGCTGCTTTACAAGAACCCTATAGTCATATGAACGTTAAAAGAATTATAGGACATGGTCATGGTGATAGTGGTAAAGCATTACCTAAACACGTAATGCCTATGTCAAAAACAACAGTTGAAAGAATGGTAGGCAGTGGAAAACCTGCTAATTTACCAAAAGAACCTAAAAAAGAAATTAGTAATGCTGAAAGAATGAAATCCAGATTATTGCCAGAAGTTGAAATAACAGAAGAACAATTATTAGAAGATTAAAAAATTTAGTTTAAATTATTATATATACTAATTATATATAATAATATGCCCAACGATAACCCTTACAATCGTAAAGTAGCTGATCAATACAATCGTATGAACCAAGCAAAAGTGAATTATGAAAATGCTACACACCAATATACAGTGTCAGCCCCTGCTGGTTATACAAATAATGGATATGAACCCCGTGTCATTGGTAGTGGTGTAGGAATTTATAAAAAAGGAAAGGTATGTCCTAAAGGTCATGCTGTATGTTCATGTCCTTCTGGTTCTGGAATTAGTGCTACTATATGCGGTCGTGGTAAAGCACATGGTGGAAACAATCCAGGACTTGATCCTGCTGTAAGAACTGAATTAGCATTAGGTGCTGGACTACGTGGTGATGCTACATCTAAACGTGGATGTTTAGATCACCATGAAATGATGGCACACGGTTCTGCCCATGGTGGTAATTATGCCCGTGCTGCTATGTTAGCACTTCAATATTTACCTATGTTATTTGGTAAAGGTGATGGTGGTAGTTTATTTAGTCCTGGTAGTCCTTTCCGTGGAAGGGGTGAAGGTGGTATTGTTCCTACACGTGAAATGGGTAATAGAATATTTGCCCAAAATAAAAGAAACCCTAATTGCTTTTATGGAACTAAAGGACAATTAATTAGCTGTGGTAAAGGTAAAGCACATGGCAAAGCACATGGTAAAGCCCACGGTGGCAAATTAAAAGGTAAAAATCCTTTATCATCTAAACCAGCATCTAAACCAGCATCTAAACCAGGTGAAAAGAAAGAAAGTGTATTAACATTAGGCAATCTTGTTAAAGGTGTTGAAACAGCTGAAAAAGTAGCTAATGCCGTAGAAAAGATAGCACCATTAGGTCAAAAAGCTTGGAATGGTCTTAAAGGTTTATTCGGTAGGGGTGATGGTGATGGTAAAGCACACGGTAAAGCACACGGTAAAGCACATGGTAAAGCACATGGTGCTACTATAACCGTAAAGCCTGAACATCGTCATGCCCGTGCTGTCCGTGGTGTAGCAGCTAACGGTAAAGCACATGGAAGAAGCAAACGTGCTGAAATCGTGAAGAAAGTAATGAAAGATCAAGGTTTATCCATGATACAAGCATCATCTTATGTAAAAGAACATGGATTATATTAAAAAATTTATATATTATATATTATATATATATATGGAACTTGACATTGAAGGTATTCCAATACTTCCCCCTTTAAAAATGATTTTATCGTGGATTTATGAAAATAAAATAATATACTTGCTACCATATTATGATGACGAAAAAGAACAAGAAATATTCCGTGATAAAATACATTCAATTCTTGAAAAATTTGAAGAAGACTATAAAATAATAAATGTATATTGTAATTCACACCGTTATACGTGTATTACGATGGATGAAGAAACATGTGATATTAAATTAGACTATATTGAAACAGAATTAAAGAAAATAAGGAATGAAGAAAAGAAAAAGATAGTAATTGTTATTTAAATAATCAAAAAACTTCGTTTTTGATTATTTAAAGGGCGGGAAATAATCTAATTTGATTATTTCCTACTAATAATCATACTATATAAAGGAATAATAACGTTATTATTCCTTGTTTTAATCAATTTACATCAGATTTTCGTGGGGAATTAATCAAAATAGATTATTTCCCGCCCTTTTATTAATCCGAAGGATTAATAAAATAAAATATAAGATAAAATGACTTAAAAGAATAATATTTAAAGAATTTTATATATATTAATTATATATATAATGTTCAGTAAGATTTATATGTGGTTTAAAGGTATTTGTAGTAATAAAACTATCGATGAACAAGAAGATGAACGTTTGGCTGATCTTA